GTCCGACCGTTTCCAGTCTTATCGCATTTGGATATGAAAGTACACCTGCCATCCGTTTCCAAAGGATGTTCAGGGGACAACTTTTTAACACTGCCCCCAACTGCAATTTGACCCTTGGGCGAGAGGTGAACCGGATGGGAACACTTGACCTAAGGGGTGATTGCAGAAGGGAGCAGATTGGGGTTTCCGACCCCACCACTACAGTGTGATAACTAAGTGGAAGTGTGGTCTCGTAACAAACGGAGAGTTTAATGACGTGTCATTGTCAAGGGCCACTTAATAATCCGTTTCCCACAGCTTGCGCAAAATGGGATGGGAATATGCAGCAGGTAACTGCACAGTGGCCAAACCTTCGAAGTAGGTGCAGAAGTCTTCAGCTTCCTCAACAGAAATCTTGTACCGGGACAAAAGAAAAGAGTTCCAATCTTCATCCTGGATCCAAGTCGGATTCTGAACCACCTGCCAATCTTTCAAATGAAGGCGGTGGGGGGTCACTCCAGAACAAAGGTCACGAATGACGGCATCGATCCGGAGATACATCCAGTTGGTCCGCATATCACCATATCCGAGCCACTGGCCGAGGAGTACACTTTGACACTTCATTTCGAGGTCCCATGGTTTCTTCACGATCTGTCTAGGGTCTTTCAAGGTTTTCCCAAACTTCAGGACGAAGGATGGAAGCCTAACCCAGGAAAACTGCGTTGCCCCAGTGCAGGGCAAAATAGCTCCTTTCAAAAAGGTAGAATCCTGGATGTCCACGAACTTCAATTTGGCAACCAAACCCAACTCTAGGAATTTGGCTTCCAAAGGAAGGCATGGTTCCAACATTTCCAATGGATCCAGATCGCCCCAACAAGCTACAAAAGTGCAGCCGTTGACGATGGTGTTGTCTTGGCAAGTGGCAGTCTCCCCGGTGTTACGCATGTCTGCGGTTTCACCATGAATATCTACAATGGGAGGCATGGTCTTGCAAACACCACGAGGTTTTTTGAACACTATCTTCCGGGCATACATCCTGTCACGGGAACGGAGTAGCTCATCTTCCCCAGCTCGTGCCAACACCTGATTGGCGAGTTCTCTGAGAAGGTAGTGTTGGGTCCTATCATATCGGGAGAAATCGTTCTCCAGGACCTTTCGGGTCGCTCCATCGAACGCCCAAGTGTCATCGCCCATGACCATGACACTCACGCCTTAAAACCCCAAGCCGTCTTCTATAAACCGGGCGATCTTAGCCGAGCTCGATTTACAGGCAAAATAAATGCGGAACGTCTTTCCATGAAAGATGTGGGGATGACTACCCTCGTAGTCCCACAAATTGGAAAGACCGGCAGATATTTC